GGATCGATATCGTTCCAGGCGGAGTCTTCGGCCTTTTCGGCCAGATAGAGGGTATCCTTCGCCAGCGTTCGCACGTCGGCGTAGTTTTCCTCGTTGGGCAGAGCCTTGGCGCGGAACACGGCTTCATGCAGCTCGTGGAGCTGGTCGAGGGCGTTGTCGGCGGCGCGGAGCGCTGCCTCGGGTTTGCTCTTCATGGTAGAGACCTCCTTCGTTGTTTTGGCGGGCTTTCCGCGACGCTTTGGGCGTTTCGGCTGGGAGCCCTCCCAGCGCTCATCGGGCGGAGTTCTGGTCTGGAGACTGGGGGCGGGCGTGGCATTCGGGGTTCCTCCTTTCCTTTTTTTGTTTCCCTTTTCGGGCTTTCCGCTGGGCGCCCAGTCGGAAAGGGTCGGTCGGTGGGGCACCCAGAGAGCCTTCTCGAGTAGGCAGGCTGGGGCGGGTCGCCGGTTTCGGAGCGCGCGCTGGCTGCGGCGGGCCGAGAGGCCGGACACGGTCGGTTTGGAAGCCGCGAGGGGCGCGGCGGGGTTCTGGTCGTGAGAGGCAACCGTTTGAGGGGTTCGCGGGGGCAAGGCGCCTTCCGCAGCGTCGGGTTTTCCCCGGCGCACCCCTAGTTTCGCTCGGCTTCGGCAAAAAAGCAAGTTAACTAAAGGCGAACTAGTGGCGACGAAAACGTCGCCTTTCGTCGCCGTTTCGTAACATTTGGAACCTCGCGCTATATAAGGAAGCGCGCTCGGTTGCCCGAAAACCCTGCAAAAAAGTCGGCTTTTGCGCTTCGCCGTGGAGAAGTCCAAGTAGAACGGTCGGCTTTTGCGCTTCGCCGTGGAGAAGTCCAAGTGGAACGGTCGGCTTTTACGCTTCGCCGTGAAGAAGTCCGACTGGAATAGTCGGCTTTCACGCTTCGCCGTGGGGAAGTCCCAGCGCACTAGTCGGCTTTCGTGCTTTGCCAGGGTGAAGGCCGGCAGCGACTTTTCTGCTTCGCCGTGGCGAAGTGTTTGGCCTTGGTGAGCCCGGGGGGCGGTTCGATCTCTGGGTACCTTGGTGAAGAGACCGCCGCCCCCTCTCGCGTAAATTTCCGCGAAATTCGGGGCCCGGGGTATCTGCAAAAAACAAATATGCCGCTGAAAAACAGCGGCTTTTTCATTATCAAAATGTAATGAGGAGGTATCTGATGAATACACAGATGAATATGAAGCGGATTGGCGTTGAAAGGCTGAAACCTGCGAAATACAATCCGCGAAAGGATCTGAAACCAGGTGATCCTGCCTATGAGAAGATCAAGCGCAGCCTTCATGACTTTGGATATGTTGATCCTGTCATTTGGAATGAAGTGACGGGTAATATTGTCGGTGGGCATCAGAGATATAAGGTGTTGGTTGCGGAAGGGGCAACAGAGATTGACTGTGTGGTTGTTCATATCGAGAATCCGCAGGATGAAAAGGCGCTCAATATCGCTCTAAATAAGGCTGTCGGTGAATGGGAGCCTGTGGCGCTTGCTGATCTGTTGGCTGATTTGCAATCTTCCGGTTATGATGTGGACTCGACGGGCTTTGATGCTGCAGAGATTGATGATCTGTTCAGTCAGATGCATGACAAGGATGTCAAAGATGATGAGTGCGACATCGATCCTGATGAAGTGAAGCCCTTTGTGCAGACCGGTGATGTCTGGACACTTGGCAGACACCGTATGCTCTGCGGTGATAGCACAAACCCAGATGATGTCGCAAGGCTGATGGATGGGGTAAAAGCCAATCTCGTGGTGACAGATCCTCCGTACAATGTGGCTTATGAGTCGAAGGACGGGAAATCCATTCAGAATGACAGCATGGCTGATGAAAAGTTCTACGATTTCTTGCTGGCAGCGTTCAGGAACATGGCCGCGCATATGGCTGAGGGAGGCAGCGCTTACATTTTCCATGCAGATACAGAGGGACTCAATTTCCGTAGAGCTTTCAAAGAAGCTGGATTCCACATTTCAGGCGTTTGCATTTGGGTAAAGAACAGCCTTGTTCTTGGACGTTCGCCGTACCAGTGGCAGCATGAGCCTGTGCTCTATGGTTGGCTGCCCAACGGAAAGCATAAGTGGTTCTCTGATCGCAAGCAGTCGACCATCTGGAATTTCGACAAGCCGAAGCGCAGCGCCGAACACCCGACTATGAAACCTATCCCGTTGGTGGCATATCCGATCAAGAATAGTTCTGCTCCGAATGCTGTTGTCCTTGATCTGTTTGGCGGTTCTGGTAGTACACTTATCGCCTGTGAACAGACGGATCGTATCTGCCGCACAATGGAGCTTGATCCTAAGTATGCCAGCGTGATCGTTCAGCGCTACGCTGAACTGATCGGAAACACTAATGAAATCAAGGTTGAACGTAACGGTCAGACGATGGGTTTTGACGAGGTTGCTGATCTGGTTATCGGAGAATAAAAATTGATTAACTACTGAGAAGGGAGGTGAGCCAGATGGCCACGCGAGGCAGAAAGCCAAAGCCCACAGCATTAAAGGTGCTGGAAGGAAATCCAGGAAAGCATCCGCTCAATGAGAATGAGCCGGTTCCACCCAAAGGAAACATCAAGTGTCCTAGCTGGCTTCTTCCTGAGGCGAAGAAGGAATGGAAACGACTGGCGCCTTCCCTAGAAGCGATGGGTGTACTGACCGTGGCAGATATCACAGCCTTTGAAGGGTATTGCCAAGCTTATGCACGCTGGAAAGAAGCGGAAGCGTTCATTACGCAACATGGCAGTATTTTCAAAACACCCAGCGGTTATGTCCAGCAAGTACCACAGGTGAGTATTGCGCAGCAGAATCTGAAGATCATGCAGTCTTTCTGCTCAGAGTTTGGGCTGACGCCTGCATGCAGAGCGCGTATCTTTGCGGCAAATGGCAATCCGGAGGAAGCCTCTGGTGAAGATCCGATGGAGAAGCTGCTGAAAGGCGGGTGGGGCTGATGTTTGATGAACGGAAAGCTCGCCGTGTGACGCAGTTTATTGAATGCTTGAAGCATACAAAGGGCGAGTTTCATGGGAAGCCGTTCAAGTTGCTGCCCTGGCAGGAGAAGATTATCCGTGATGTTTTCGGAACTGTGCGCGACGATGATTCTACAATGCGGCAGTATACGACTGCTTATGTTGAGATTCCCAAGAAGCAGGGTAAGAGTGAGCTGGGTGCCGCGATTGCGCTGAATATGCTGGTCAATGACGATGAGTGGAAAGCAGAGGTCTATTCATGCGCGGCAGATCGACAACAGGCTGCTATTGTCTTTGATGTTGCTGTTGATATGGTCAAGCAGTCGCCTGCGCTGATGAAGCGGATCAAGATCATTCCTTCCATGAAGCGCATGGTGTATCAGCCTACTGGAAGTATCTATCAGGTGCTTTCGAGCGAAGTTGCCACAAAACATGGTCTCAATGTATCGGCTTGCATCTTTGATGAGCTGCATACCCAGCCGACACGCGCATTGTACGATGTCATGACGCAAGGCTCTGGCGATGCTAGAAAGCAGCCTCTGTGGTTTTTCTTGACGACTGCCGGCACGGATAGAAACAGTATCTGCTGGGAAGTTCACCAAAAGGCGTTGGACATAATCGAGGGCAGGAAATATGACCCGAGATTCTACCCAGTGATCTTTGGCCTTCCTGATGATGCGGATTGGCAGGATGAGAGCAACTGGTATAAGGCGAATCCCTCTCTCGGTCAGACGATCTCGATTGATAAGGTCAGAGATGCCTACCGAAAGGCACTTGAAACACCGGCAGACGAGAATATGTTTCGCCAGCTACGTCTTAATCAATGGGTTAAGCAGTCCGTTCGATGGATGTCGATGGATAAATGGGATGAGTGCGGAGGGGTGGTTAATCCGTATGAGCTTGAAGGACGCGAATGCTATGCTGGGCTAGATCTTTCTTCTACCAGTGACCTCACAACGCTTGTCCTGGTATTTCCGCCTAGAGATGATACTGAATCATATACTGTTCTTCCGTTCTTCTGGTTGCCAGAAGAAACGCTGCCACTGAGAGTCAGGCGCGATCATGTGATGTACGATAAATGGGAACGACAGCAGCACCTCAAAACTACGGAAGGAAATGTCGTTCATTATGGTTTTATTGAGCAGTTCATAGTGAATCTGGGCGAGAGATACAATATTCGAGAGATTGCCTATGACCGATGGAATGCGACGATGATGGTGCAATCACTAGAAGATGACGGTTTTACGATGGTCCCATTTGGTCAAGGATTCCGAGATATGAGTCCGCCAACCAAGGAACTGATGCGCATTGTGTTGGAAAGAAAGCTGAATCACGGCGGGCATCCCATTCTCAGATGGAACATGGATAACGCCTACGTTAGAACTGATCCAGCTGGGAACCTCAAAATCGACAAAGAACGCTCTACAGAGAAGGTTGACGGTGCCGTGGCACTGGTTATGGCACTGGATAGGGCAATGAAAAACTTAAATTCGGGCAGCTCCGTTTATGACGAACGAGGGCTGCTTTTCATTTGAGGTGAACAGATGCCTAGAAGCCCAAAACGTCCATGCAGGTTTCCAGGATGTCCAAAGCTGTGTGATCATGGCGTATATTGCGCAGATCATACAGATAATTCTGCGGATCGACTGCGAGGAAGTGCAGCGGAACGTGGTTATGATGGAAAATGGAGATCAGCCAGGATACGGTTTTTGAAAAGAAATCCGCTGTGTGCTGATTGCATGAAAGCTGGAAAGGTTACTCCGGCAACTGTCGTCGATCACATTATTCCGCATAGAGGGGATAAAGTACTCTTCTGGGACGAAAAAAACTGGCAGCCCCTTTGCAAGGACTGCCATGATCGTAAGACAGGCTATGGTTTGTAATCAGTGAGTAAGCTCGTAGACAAATGCAGAGCCGAAAACGGCGGTAAGGCCGCCAAATGTGATGAGCCTTGCAGCCTTAGGATGCTCATCAATAAGTGTTTTAAGGGCGTTTGAGATTATGGGGGTCAAGGTATCAATTCCAATCATAGCAGTTTCGTTCATGTTTACTTCCTTTCATGTGAATCATCAGGGATAGAGTGATCATTGACGAGGTTTAGCGTTTTAAATGCTGTGGCAAAGGTACGAAGGGCAGCAACAGCTCCCGGTATCTGATCTAATGCAGAGTTTTGCTTTTTATGGAGTTCTATCTCTCCCTCCATGAGTTCGTCCCAGGTTGTGTCAAGTGCTTGTACTAAGCAAACGAGATTGTAAAAATCAGGTCTAGCACCATCGGGCTGTTCCCAGGCTGAAAGCGATTGGCGCTTGACACCTAATTTATCCGCTAGTTGCTGCTGGCTCAGATGTTGACGTTGGCGAAGTCTCTTTAGATTTTCGCTGAAGCCCATTTGTGACCACCTCTTTTCTTTACACCGGTATTATAGCACAGTTATTCCAAATAGTCCTGGCTTTGGATGACCGCTGAGTACGACATCGACGCAGTTTAAAACTGCGCATTAGGAGGTTTGAGTGAAGAATCCTTTCTCAGGCTTATTTCGTGCACGTGATGAGCCGAACAACAAGAAGATGCCGACTGATGCAGTTAGCTCGGCACCTGTTTTTTACACAGGAACAAGTATAGCGGGCAAATCGGTTACAGCCCGTACAGCTATTCAGGTTTCCACGGTATATGCCTGTGTACGCGTAATCGCCGAAACGATTGCTAGTCTGCCTCTTCATGTGTATGAGAACACAGGCGAAGGAAGCAAGAAAGCAACAGATCATCCTCTTTACTATCTGCTCCATGATGAACCGAATGGTGAAATGACTTCTTTCGTATGGCGAGAATCGATGCTTTCTCATCTGCTTCTGTGGGGCAATTCCTACTGTCAGATCATCAGGAGCGGTCGAAGTAAGATACTCGGCCTGTATCCGCTTCTTCCAGATCACATGGAAGTAGATAGGGGCAGCAGTGGTAAGCTGATATATGTATATACGACTACTGAAGGCAAACGGGTCACGCTTCCCGCAGAGGATGTGCTGCATATTCCTGGCTTGGGCTTTGATGGCATTATGGGCTACAGTCCTATTGCGCTTGAAAAGAATGCCATTGGCCTAGGCATTGCTGCAGAGGAATACGGCTCGAAGTTCTTCTCAAACGGAGCGACGCCGTCCGGTGTCCTGACGCACCCGAATACGGTAAAAGACCCAAAGAAGCTCCGTGACAGTTGGAACGCCGCTTATGGCGGTTCTACGAATTCGGGTAAGGTAGCTATTCTCGAGGAAGGCATGCACTTTGATCGCATTTCCATGCCGAACAACGAAGCACAGTTTCTTGAAACCCGAAAGTTTCAGGTATCGGAGATCTGCCGGATTTATCGGGTGCCGCCTCACTTGATTGGTGATCTGGAGCATGCGACTTTTAGCAATATCGAACACCAATCCATCAGCTTTGCTGTCCATACGATTCGTCCCTGGCTGGTCAGAATTGAACAGGCTATCAATCGCGCTCTCTTCACCGATAAGGAGAAGGGGCGTTTTTATGTGCAGTTCAATATCGATGGCCTGATGCGGGGTGCTTATAAAGAACGAATGGAAGGCTATGCGATTGCGCGGCAAAATGGCTGGATGAGCGCCAATGACATCCGAGAACTGGAGAATCTCAACCCGATCTCTGATGAAGAGGGCGGAAATGCCTATCTTGTCAATGGCAATATGATCCCGATCAAGGCTGCAAAGGAGCAGCAGAAGGCAGACACGGAGGTGAAAACGTGAATGAACAGCTAACCCTTGGCAGTCTTTTTGATGGAATTGGCGGATTTCCCTTGGCGGGACTCAAGTCGGGCATCAAACCCGTTTGGGCATCGGAGATTGAGCCCTTCCCGATCAGGGTGACGGAAAAGAGGCTGCCGGAAATGAAACACTACGGTGATGTGCATGGACTTAGCGGTGCCGAGCTTGAACCGGTGGACATTGTCACATTTGGTTCACCGTGCCAGGACCTTTCTGTAGCCGGACGACGAACCGGTTTGGAAGGCAGCAGATCTTGCTTGTTCTATGAGGCTGTCCGCATTATCACTGAAATGAGGGAGAAAACGAATGGAAGGTATCCAAGGTGGGCTGTGTGGGAAAACGTGCCGGGCGCCCTGTCCTCGCAGAATGGGCGCGACTTCCGAGAAGTCCTCGAAAGCCTCATCCGCATCAAGGCACCCGAAGCAGATGTTCCTATGCCTGAAAGCAGAAAATGGCTCCCAGCAGGAGAAATCTTGGGAGACGATTATTCTCTCGCATGGCGAGTCCTTGACGCAGCGCAGGGTTGGGGTGTCGCACAAAGACGGAAACGTGTATTTGCTGTCCTCGATCTTGACGGATCATGTGCCGGAAAGGTTCTCTTTGAGTCCGAAGGCATGTCAGGGTATACTCCGCCGAGCCGAGAAACGCTGCAAGGAACTGCCAGAGGTACTCAGGCAGGCGCTTGTCAGGCAAACACAGCCGAAAGAGTAAGTCTAGTTGGAGGGTTTTGTACTGAGCATAGCGCTCAAAGTCGCAGTGTTGGTTACGAAGAAGAAAAGTCGCCTACTCTTCGAGCTACCGCAGTACCCGGAGTGGCAATTGGATTAGTTCATGAAGGGAAATGGCGTAAGTTGAATGAGGACGCCGATAGAATATCTTGCATCACTAATGGATCAAAAGGCAATCAGTCACAGGTAGTGTTTGGTATTGGTTCAGATCAGAGTAATGCAATGCTGTCGGATAATCCCTATGCTGGCATATATGAAGCTGAAACTAGCAGAACGCTTGATTGCAATGGAGGTAATCCTAGCTGCAACCAAGGGGGCATGGTTGTTGTTGAACCTGTGGTATGCGCGCAGAATCAGGAAAAAGAGATGCGTAAACTTGGAGGCCAGTCTGGTACCATCTTTGCCTCCCCAGGGTCTTTAGTAAGCATGTTAGCAAGTGGCAAACAGCAAGTGGGAACGCTTACAGCAAGAGCTGCATCCCAGAAAGCATTTTTAGGAAATCAAGAAGCGTTTTCTGGGGATTATTATGTATTAGAACCAATAAAGCCTACGTATTCTTTGGATCGCGCATGTTTTAATGCTGGGCAGAATGCTCAGTATCGAATGAACGTCAGCGAAGAAAAAGCGCCAACCCTGATAGCGGAAGGGCCTAGTGCGATTGCGGCACCAACAGACTATATTGTCCGTAGGCTAACGCCTGGAGAATGCTGCAGGCTTCAGGGATATCCGGATGGCTGGTGCGAGAGTCTGGAAAGTATCTGTCCGTCCAACAAGGAGACAGATCGCTGGGAAACCATCTTTGAGGAATGGCGTAAAGCCACTGACAGAAATACGAAGCCCAAAACAAGAAGGCAGATCATCAGGTGGCTGATGAATCCGCATTCCGATGCGGCTGAATACAAGGCATATGGAAACAGCGTTGCTGTGCCGTGTGTCTTTTTTGTTCTTGCTGGTATCGTATGGGCGCATGAAAAGGAGGGAGATACTTGAGAGAAATCAGTCTGAACGGCTACATCGACGAGGAAGTCTGGTATGGCGATGAGATAACGCCAGCAATTCTGCATGATGCACTGTATGGAGAAGATGGTCAAGCTTCGGATGACGTGCATATCCGCCTGAATTCCTATGGCGGAGATTGCAATGCAGCCGTCCGAATGTTCGATGATATTCGAGCTTATCCGGGTAATGTGACGATTACCGTATCAGGAACGGCAGCTTCTGCGGCAACAGTGCTTGCAATGGCTGCGAATCGTCTGGAAATGACACCTGGTTCGCTCTTCATGATCCATGATCCCAGCGTTGTTGCTTGGGGAAACGAGAGGGATCTGAGCGAAGCTATTGCGCTGCTGAGAGCATGCAAGGATAGCATACTGAACATTTATGGCATCAGAAGCCATCTGGATCGCGGAATGCTGGCTGCAATGATGGCAGCTACGACCTGGATGGACGCCAATGCAGCTGTAAACCACGGTTTTATCGATGCCATTGGCATGGACGCAAATCAGAATCCTACCAACGCCGAAAGAGAACGCAGCGTTAACCGTGATGAGGCGGCAAAGCGTGTACAGGCATGGATGGATCGTCATAAGTCTAAGCTGCCCCGCTCTGAAAAGGGCGATGATCATACATCCGCTGTACCTTCTGTTATTGTGCAGACCACTGAGCCTGTCAATCAGAACGGGGCAGAACAAATCAAACAGCCGGAAGCAACCGGCATCCCTGTCGCCCAGCTGGAGTACCGGCTGGGTTTAATTATGCCCTCGAGGCGTGACTAAAGGAGGAAATGATATGGGTAAGATCAATGAAATGCGCATGAAGCGCGGTGAAATCTGGGATAAGGCGAAGGCTTTCCTCAGTGAACACCAGGACGAGAAGGGTATGCTGTCCGCCGAGGACAATGCTGTCTATGAGAAGATGGAACGCGAGGTTGTCGACCTCGGTCACGCCATCGAACGCGAGGAGCGGGCCGCTGAGCTTGAACGTGAGATGAACGCAGCTACGCGTGACGCGCTGACCTCTAAGCCGGAAAAGACTGTCTCCGATAAGACTGGTCGTGCTTCCAGTGAGTATAAGCAGGCTTTCTGGAATATGGTGCGTAAC